CATCAGCGGGCGGCCCGCTTGTCGGCGGCCTTGGCCTTCGCCGCGGACACCTCCTGCCAGTCCCGGTCGTTGACCAGGATCCGGTGCGACACGGAGCCGGCGTCCACCGACTGCACGACGCCGTTCTCCACGTCCTCGCCGGTGACGGAGCGGATCCGCTGGAAGTGCACCAGCCCGTCCTTCGTCTCGGCCTTCGCGTCGGCGAGCTCGGCGGCGGTGGCCGGGTTGCCGGTCGCCCCGGGCGGGGCCGCGTTCGCGGCGGCCTCGGCGTTGGCCTGCTCGTCGGCGACAACCTCGGCCTCCGTGCGGACGCCGTCCGCCTCGGCGGAGACGTGGTCCGAGGACGGGGTGGGGTTGCTGCTCTCGTCGGTGCGGGTGCTGCGGGCCATCTGCGGATTCCTCCTGGTCAGGCGGTCAGGGTGTCACGAACTGGTGGTCCCCGGGGCCGGGGAGCCCATCCGGGGCCCCGGGGACGATCAGGGGGTGCGTCAGGCCGGCCGCTTGACGTGGGCGACGACCAGCGCCTCCGGGCGGACGATCTTGCCGCCGTAGACGTGCAGGCCCTTGAGCGCGTCGGCGAACCGCCGCTCCGGCCGGTACGCCTCCGTCTCGCTGATCTGCTCCGCGTAGGAGCGGGCGGCCTGCGTGGACGCCTGGATCTTGTAGGAGGTGCCGGCGGTGCCGTCCGTGGCCGTGGGCACGTTGTTGGACAGCATGACCTCGAAGCCCGCGGCCGAGCCGGTGAAGCCGTTGCGGAGCACGTCCTGCTGGCCGGGCGTGCCGTACCGGATGAACCGGTCGTCCTTCTGCAGCTGCCCGACGAACCACGGCGGCACGACCACCTGCCGGGAGCCGCGCGGGATGCTGTTCTCGTCCAGCGCGGTGCCGAGGTCGACGAGCAGCTCGTAGGCGTCGTCGGCCTGCCCGGGGGCGCCGAGCGTCTCCGGCGCCGTGGTCGAGCCGATGTTCGTGCCGGCGCCGACGTACAGCCCGGCCACGTACTGGTCGGCCTGGTCGGCGAGCGCGTAGGCGGCCTCCTTGGTGGCCGCGGACATCACCTTCGGGTTCTGCTGCGCCTTGTCGATGTCGTCAATCAGGAAGTTGAAGCCCTTGGCCTGGTCGATGATCAGCTCGCGCTGGGCGTCGGTGAGCACCTCGGGCGCCGGCATGTCGGTGTTCTTCGTGTAGTCGAAGACGGTGACGGCGCCGATGCTGTTGATGTTCACGCGGTCGCCCATGCCGCGGATGTCGCCCTCGTAGTCGCGGTTGACGACTCCGTCCTGGGCGTAGACGAGGGTCTTGTGCAGGTTGGCCAGCAGGTTGGCCGACCAGACGGCGGGGATGAAGTTCGAGAGGGTCACGGGGCCCTTCCACAGGTCGCGTCGGTATGGGTGCGGTGTCCGTGGTGTCGCCCGTCGGCGCCCGCCTGGGTCTGCGGGTGTTTCCCCTGGCCGTGTGGCCCGCGCCCGGCGTGGCCGGGTGCTGGCTCAGAGGGTGCGGCGCGGTGTGTCAGCCGGGCTCTTGCGTGGCCGCCCCGACCGGTTCTCGGTGCGGATGACGACCTGCCGTTTCATCAGCCAGACGACGAGCTGGACGCGGGAGCGGGCGCCGGTGCGCTTCACCGCGGCCGTGAGGTGGCGGTTGACGGTCCAGGTGGACAGGCCCATGCGGGCGGCGATGGCCGCGTCCGAGGCGCCGTCGTGGGTGAGCTGGCCGATCGTCTTCCGCTGCTGCGGGGTCAGGACGACCACGCGCGGCTGCGGCGCCGGGCCGGTCATCAGCCGGGCGGCGGGGTCCAGCCGAGCGCGACCAGCGCGGCGGCCGTCTGCTCCGGCACCTGCACGATCGCCTGCTCGGCGTCGAGGTCCGTGGCCTCCCGCACCAGCAGGTCGACCGTCACAGTCGTGAGCTCACCGACGCCGGCGGAGACGTTCACGGCGCGGACGCCGGTCAGCGGCTCGCCGTCGAGGAGGATCGACGAGCCACGCGCCGTCGGGGTCAGGTGCAGCTCGACGCGGCGCAGGCCGGCCATCAGCCCGTCCCCTCGAAGTGGCTGCGGTCGTATCCGCCGGTCGGGCGGGGGAGGAGTGGCTCGGTGATCAGCTGCGGGTTGTCGCACATCCGGCAGGCAAGGGCGGAGCGGCCCACCCCCGCCGGAACCCGCACGCCATTGCCGCCACATCCTGGCCCGTTGCACTTCGCCGGGCTCGTCAGGATGGCCATCAGCCGGTGACCCGACCGTCGGCGATGGCCGCGTTGATCTCGTCGATCCGCGCCGCCATCTCCTCCGGCGGCATGTCCTCCAGCTGCTTGCGGGTGAAGTTCGGCTTCCCGTTCCCGCCGCCGCCGTTCAGCTCGCCGCCGGACTGCGACGTCGTGGACGACTTCTTCCACTCCGGGTAGTCCTTCAGCACCGCCTCCACCGCGGTACGCACCGCGGCCTCGTCCACCTCGCCGTCGTCCTTCACCGCCTTGGACAGGTCGGCCTGCTTCAGGATGGCGTCGAGCCGGTCGGGGCGGGCGTCGAGGGAGTGCGCGACCACCTTGGCTTCGGTGCGGGCGACCCGCTGCGCGGCCTTCTGCGTGACCTCGGTGGCGCGGGTGTTGGCCTGCTCCAGCTGCGTCTGCAGCTTCTCGGTCTCGCTCTTGCCGGCGAGCTCGGCGGCGTCGTCGAGCTTCTTCTGCCACGCGGCGCGCTCGGAGGCGAGGCGTTCGCCGATGATGCGGTCGAGGTCGGCCTGGGAGAACTTCGGCTCCGGCTGTCCACCGGTCTGTCCACTGCCTGTGCCGCCGGCCGAGGACGGCTGCCCACCACCGGTGCCGCCCTCGGCCGACTGGCTGCCTTCCCCGCCGGGCTGACCCTGGCCGCCCTGACCGTTGCCCGGCTGCCCGGTGCCCCCGCCGCCGGTGCCTCCACCGCCGCCCTCCGCGCTCGTGCGAGCGAAGCGGGCCAGACCGAACGTGCGGTGACGGGCGAGAGTGCGGCGATTCACGGGGGCTCCCTGGGCTCCTCGGGGATGACCCGCTCACCGTGGCTCGCGGTGTGTCAGCCGCCCTTGCGCGATCGGCGGCGCTCTCGGCCAGAGGCGGTGCAGGGTGCGCAGCGGCACCCCCACTCGATGTACGCCAGCTCAGTACCGTGGCGCGGATCGTCAGCCGATAGGCCACGTGCCCACCGTGCCGCCCTATTCTCCGCGGCCCGGATACGGTGCGCCTCGGTGCAGGGCGCGCAGCGGCAGCCCTTGTCCCGGTAGCCGGTCGGCGTTCCGTGCTCCCAGACGCGACGTCGAGTGGTGGTGGTCATGCGGGTCACCGTCACACCGGCGGTGTCAGCGGGCGCCGAGCGATTCCCGGTAGGACAGCCGCTTCCGGTGGTACACGTCCACGTAGCCGTCCAGCGCCGCCTTCCGCGCCGTCAGCAGCGCCCTCGCGCGCCGCAGCTCCTCCGTGTCCCCAAACGGCTCCGCCGCGGCCACCATGCGCTTGGCCTCCCGCACCCGACGCTCCCGCAGCCGCTGACCCTGCCGCAGCTGGTCGCCCTCCGGGTCCGCCATCGCCTCATGCCCGCCCGCAGGCAGCCGCGTCAGGCCCGGGATGAACGCGTCGAGCGAGTGCCGGCAGTTCGGGTGCAGCAGCCCGTCCCGCTTCGCCTGCTCGAGCGACCCGGCGAACCGGTGCCCGCCCAGCTCGCCGTCCGTGGGCTGCCGGCCGGTCAGCGACAGCACCCGGCCCTCGTACGGGCGGCACAGCCGGCACTCCTCCGGCGCGTTCGACACGATCACCAGGTACCTGCCCTGCTGCTGGTAGCGGTCGATGCCGCCCTGCAGGTGCGCCTGCCCGACCGTCGTCCGCGACGCCATCTCCACGTAGGAGCCGAGCTCCCAGTTGCGGCCGCGGGAGTCCACGTAGCCGGTCACGCCCTGCCCGGCCAACCGGGCGACGGCGCGGGCGGCGACCTCGCGGCGGGTCTGCACCCCGGTCACGGCCTGCCCTGCGGTGTCGCCGATCGCCTGCCGGTAGATGTCCTCCGCGGTGCGCAGGATCCGGGTGTGCGTCGTGCGCAGCCGCCCGGCCAGCTCCTCGGCGTAGGCCTGGATGGCGCCACGGTTGGTGGCCACGATCCCGGGGGAGGCGGCCTGCACGCCGGGGCCGCCGGCGGCGAGGATGCCCGACCGGTACGCCTCGGCGAGCAGGTCGGCCGTGGAGCCCTGCGCGCGGTCCGCCAGCTGCGCCACGAACCGTTGCGCCTGCACCCGCAGCGGCAGGATCTCGGCCAGCTTCCGCTCCGCCCAGCCGGGCTGGTCGATGCCCGCGACGAGCCGGTCGGCGACGATGCCGATGAGGTGCTGCGCGGCGTCGCCGTACAGGTCGGCGAGGATCTTGGCGAACCGGTCGCCGCCGTCAGCGTTGGCGGGCATCGCCGGTCAGCCGCTGCCCGCAGCGCCAGCAGAAGGTGTCGCTGGACACCCACCGGATGTGCCAGCCCAGCCAGCACATGGCCCG